TGCTAATACTGGCGGAGGCGGTGGCGGTGCTTATAGTGGTAATAATAGCGGCGCAGGCGGTTCTGGTGTGGTTATTGTCCGTACCATTATTGGTGGATCAGCAGCAGGTGTAGCAGCGAGTGGTGGAACTGAAACTACTTATGTCGCTGATGGAACTAATGGTGTTAATGGTAAGACGTATAAGGTTCATTCGTTTACTTCGTCTGGTTCGCTGACTGTTTCTGGTGCTGGGTTTGTTGATTGCCTCGTTGTCGGTGGCGGTGGAGGCGGTGGCTTTGGTAGGGGCGGCGGAGGCGGGGCAGGTGGCTATTTTGAATCTTTGCAACTTTACATAAAAAGCGGAACTACTACTGTCACCATCGGTGGAGGTGGCGCTGGTGGTTCTAGCAGCGACCTCCTTGGAAGTAACGGAAGCAGCAGTGCTTTGGGCCAATTTCTTGGAGTTGGCGGCGGCGGTGGTGGCTCAGAAAGTACTAGGAATGGCGCAGTCGGCGGTTCGGGTGGGGGTGCATCTTCGGGCAACAGTGTTTCAGGTACTGGCGGATCGTCAATTCTTCAAGGGATTCAAGGAGAGCAAGGTTTTCGTGGTGGAAACTTTACTGGTGCTGCAAATCCAAACAACGCTGGCGCTGGTGGCGGTGGAGCATCTGCACAAGGGGTAGATGGCAGCAGTTCCATAAACGGCACTAACGGAGGAGCGGGAAAGGCTAATTCGTTTACTGGTTCATCCGTTACTTACGCCGGTGGTGGTGGGGGCGGTTCTAGTTTTGCTTCTGGAAGTGGTGGATCTGGCGGAACTGGCGGCGGGGGTAGTGGTTCGACAAGTGCAACCGGTGGTGCTGGCACTGCCAACACAGGCGGTGGGGGCGGTGGCCGTGGAGCAAATAGCGCTGGCTCCGGTGGCGCTGGCGGTTCCGGTGTTGTCATAATTCGCTACATGATTTGAAACTAAAACATAACTACGAAAGGAAACAAAAATGGCACATGCAGCACGTATAGAAGACGGTATCGTCCGTGAAGTAATTGTTGTACCCGATAATCTGGATGCTACTGAATCGGATGCAGCGATTGAGGCATACATTCACGGTATCGGTTTGCAAGGCAAATGGATTCGTACTTCATACAACAACAGTATTCGTGGAACGTATGCGGGTATTGGGTTTACTTACGATAGCGAGAATGATGTGTTTGTTGCACCCGCTGTCGCTGAAGAAGAAGCGGCTGAGTAATTTGGCATGTCCCCTAACGAATGGATCGCTCTCATAGTTGGTGTTATAACCATCATTACCGGTATTCTTGCTGGTTTTTTGTGGCTGACTAGGGTGATTGTTAGGGACGAGTTGGCTAAAGCGACACGCCCAATCCAACCGGGGTATCGCAATGGGGGAGAGTCTTTGAGTGATGTTGCTGCTAGTGTGCAGCGTATCGCTAAACATGTCGGGTTGGAGGATTAATGAATTGGTTGCTTTCCCGTGAGGGGCGTAAGTATACTTATATTGTTTGTATGGCTTTGATTCCGCTGCTGGTTGGTTACGGAATTATTGATGAGTCTGCTGCTCCTTTGTGGGTTGCTCTTGTTGGTGCGATTGTTGCCCCGTCTTTAGCGTTAGCGAATCTGACTCCTCTTTCTAGTGAGCCTGATGATTTGTCTACTGTCCCACCGGAGGCGTGATGTTTACTTCTCGTTTTAAGAGGGCTCTTGTCGCTGAACTTGGGGACAAGGTGGTGTTTCAGAAACAATGGTCTGTGAGGCGTAGGGGTGTTTGGCGTGGGGTGGGGAAACTTCCTGACGGTTTGATGTTGCATCATACGGCTGCGGCTGCTACTGAATCTACTTCTCCTTCTGCTGCTGGTAATCAGAAGGGCGCAAACGATAACGTTATTCGTTATATCCAGTCTCATTATGAGGTTCCGGCAGCGAATTTTACTCTTGATCGTGACGGTACTGTGTATGTTCATTCGGTGTTCCCGGTGTGGCATGCAGGTAAGGGGTCGTTTAAGGGTAAGCCTCCTTGGGAGAGTTTTAACTGTCCAGACGATATGGGTAATGATTTCTTTCTTGGGGTGGAGATCATGTCTAAGGGTCGGAAGAAGGATTTCACGTTGGCTCAACGCCAGTCGTTGGCTCTTCTTCAGGAGGCGTGTGGGGTTGCTTGTGGCTGGTCTGAGTTGAAGCGGACGGCTACTGTTCGTCATCCTCGGCATAAGGATTGGACTACGAGGAAGATAGATATTTTGTATGAACAGTCTGAAGTGAATCGGTGGATGGGATAACCCCATGTCCAGAATCTGGTTAATATCAGATTTACAGGTCCCTTTTCACGATCAGCGAGCAGTTGACGCTGTTTGTCAGGCTATTTCTGACATGAAATCCCCTGATGACATTGTGGTGACGGTCGGAGATGAGATTGATTTACCTCAAATTGGGCGTTGGACTCAGGGTAAGGGGGGTGAGTGGGAGCGTACTCTTGGTAGGGACCGGGACACTACAGTACAGATTTTAGCCGATTTAAAGGTCGATCATTGTATCCGGTCTAATCATACCGACCGGCTGTTTAAGTCCCTAGAATCACGCTTGCCGGGGCTTCTGGGGCTACCTGAGTTGGAGTTGAAGAACTTCCTGCGACTTGACGAGTTAGGTATCACCTACCATGAAGAGGCTTTCAGAGTCGCACCCGGCTGGGCAATCATGCATGGAGATGAGGCTGGGGTTAGTGGTGTACCGGGGCAAACCGCATGGGGACTCACCCAAAAAACTGGCCTATCTATAGCCTGCGGACACACCCACCGGGCAGGCATACGCCCCCACACCCAAGGGGTAAACGGTCGCGTCACCCGCACTCTATACGGCATGGAAGTCGGGTGCCTCATGGATTTCACGAAAGCCGGGTACACAAAAACACACAACTGGCAGCAAGCCTTCAGCATTTTGTATGTGGATGGGAATAAAGTGTCACCAACGCTTATCTATATTGATAATAAATCATTCGTTGTGGAAGGACACCGTTACTCATGGTAGACCCAACTGTCGCTGTAGACGCTATTCGTTTAGTTGATGAAGACCGTAACGATTCATACGGCAGTCCCGAAGAGAACCTTGGCAGGATCGCAGCCATGTGGAGCGGATATATTGGTAAAGAAGTAACCGCCCAAGACGTAGCCTTAATGATGGTGCTAGTAAAAATCAGTCGCTCTAAGGCTGGGTATGCTAGAGACAACGCGGTAGATGGTGTGGCATACTTCCTGATCCACGATTCAATGGCGAGGTACAACTAATGGCTATAAGTAAAAACCTGATAGCACGAATCACTTACGGTGAATTAAAGGTTGAACTTATCGCTGAAAACGCTTCATGGAATCCTGATGTAGCGGATGATCTTATTAAACGCATATCTAAATTGTGGAAAGATTCACTTGAATCCATGATGGAAACTAACGCATGGAAAATGATTGATGTGGATGAAGAAGAAGAGTAATGGAAGACCCGATTATTCCCTGTGACCGTTGCCATAAACCGGGAGGTTCAGCGTACATGGGTTGGCAGTTGTTGTGTAAATCTTGTATTCGTATGGATGATTTAAATTTTTGGGAAGACAAACTACTAGAAAGTAAATCATGAATATTTTTATTAGTGGAGATGCAGGATTTGTTGGCTCCCATTTCAGAAAATTTTTTTTAGAAGCAGGACACCGGGTTCAAGGATGCGACATAAAATATGGTGAAAATGTTTTAGACTGGTTTGGTTCTGCTAATGACATTGATTTGTTTATTCATTGTGCTGCTAACGTTGGAGGCAGATTAGCGATAGATAAGTCTCCCTTATGGGTGGCTGGTAATCTTGTTATGGATCAAGCCGCTTTTGATTGGGTTGCTAAAACACAAACCCCAATGCTGTATTTTTCGTCGTCTGCTGCCTATCCAGTATGGTTACAGGAAGGTGACCCTAGCAGGATACTTTATGAAAGCGATATTACTTTTCAACCAACTATGGGAACTCCCGATTCTACTTATGGTTGGTCTAAACTTACCGGCGAATCTATGGCTGAAATTGTTAAATCAACAGGTGTGCCCGTATATGTTGTGCGCCCGTTCAGCGGGTACGGATCTAACCAGTCCTCAGATTATCCGTTTGGTGCGTTTAGAGATCGAGTATTAAATGGTGAAGACCCTTTCCAAATTTGGTCAGATGGCACTCAAAAGCGCGACTGGATACATATTGATGATATTATTGAGGCGTGTATAAAAATTGTAGAAGCCGACTATCAGCATCCTGTTAATCTTGCTACAGGTAGGGGAGTTTCGTTTGTGCAGTTGGCTGAAATGTTTGGGGCTAAAAATGTTGAACTGTTGGTAGATAAACCTCGTGGATGTTCTTACCGGGTAGGTTCGCCGGATCTTATGAACCAATTTCACATACCGCAAATAACGATAGAGCAGGGCATAGAACGTGCTCTTAAGGAGATCAAATGATAACTGTCTGTACAACTTTAGCAACTTTCGCTATGGATTCTCCTGAAGTTTGGGGGTCTTGGATGAGGAACGCTGAACAGGTGCGTGAAAATAGTGATGTGCCGATAGATTATTTTGCTGCTATCCAAACTGATGCTAGAGGATTAGAGCCGTTTGCCCCGTTCATTGAACGGTTGGAGGCTATTGGTGGACAATATTGGACTTACGTTTTTGATGATGGCAGAACAAATGTTGATATGAGTAATCGGTTGCGGCATTTAACGTTAGGGCAAAACATTTGTACTGAATACAGTACGGCTAAAAAAGCCACCCACATGCTTTTTATTGCTGCTGATTGTATGCCACCAAATGACATTATGCCTCGCATGTTAGAAATTAATCATCCTTTGTGTGCCCCATACATTAATACTTATGGTCTTACTGGCCCTGATGTTGAAGGTCACCAGTTTCCAGTCATGGACACTATGGCCTCTGCTGCCTGTATTTTTATTAGCAACGAAGTGTTTAGGCGTTTACGGTGGCGCTCCGACTATGAACATGGAAGTGATGATCCTTGCTACCACAAAGATGCTAAAGAATTATTAAACATTCCAACTTATGTTAGAAAAGATGTAATTGCTAAACATTACCCTGAATCGGTTGGGGATTATAATTCACGCGGTTACGATACTACCGTGGTTCGTTAAATACTTTATTCCATTGACACAGTAATTGAACGAATCAAACTAGGGTGATTTATGAGAGTACTTTAGCCCACTCTTCAGCCCTTGCTTCAATAGTCCAAGAAGCAGCGACAACCCCATACGATCTCGCTGCCTCTTGTTTCCTCACACGATAGGTTATTAGTTCCTGCATATGCCCTTCCCACTCTTCAGCGGTAGTAGCGATACGACCTACCCCATCTTCATGCAATAACCGATATTCGGGTAGGTCTGATGCTATGAATGGTATACCTGATGCTACGTATTCTAGCCCTTTAATGTTGCTTTTAGCATGGTTAAACGGAATATCATTAAGGGGCACTATCCCTATATCGAACTTGAAACCTTTAGCGTAATCACCTATTAACGATATAGGGCTGGTCGTTAGTCTTTTTGGGTTGATCCATGCTATGTCAGCGAATGATGGTGCATTTGGGTCGTGTCCCGCATGATGGAACATTAGGTCATGTTTTTCTAAAAATTGTGGTAGCCAGTAGCGGAGTAGTTCAAGATCATTGTTTCTGTAGTTGACTGCCCCAGCCCACCCTATGACTGGTTTAGTTGAGTGGTGCTTCTTCTTAGTGAACTGGGCGCAAGATACGCCATTGCGTATCAAATGAACATTGTCCCGCTGTTTACTGTAATGGTCTTGAAGGAACGGGGTGGACACGACTATCATGTCAGCCATTTCAATAGTCTGCCTGTAATATTCCCTGTTCGATTTTTTATTCTTATCAGGATCAGTAAGGTCATAGGCTTTGTTCGCTGGTGTTAGTCCTTCATGGAAATCATCAATATCGATAATGATTCGCTGTCCAAGAGCCTGCGCTAGTTCTATTTGTTTCGGTGTCCAACGATCCATGATGAGTTTCAAAACTATCGTGTCAAACCCAAACACTCCTGTTGTTTCTGTTTTCATCACCCCAAACCCTTTAGCAGAGTCCCACGCTGGCATCCCCATTCGTGCTTGTTTATTCGCTACAGACATGGGGAGGAGGCAACGGTAGTAGGCGCATCCTGCTGGTGTCAGGTTAGGGAAGCGACCGTTGAAGTCTCGGGTCAGGAATGCGACTGCCATTAGCCTATAAACTCGTGGCATCCGCACTTGCACTCACCGTTTTTGTGGGCGTGGTTGCAAGCGATACATTTAATGGATTGTTCTTGTAATACTTGTGTGACAGGCACAGCGACTGATGTTTCTGTCACAGGATTAGCGGGTTGGGAGGGGGTGGCGCAGTCTTGGTCTGTCCATGTTTTTTGGACAACGTGTTCTCCGTTGTGTCCGGCGGGGTGTTCGCAGCGTGCTCCGTCTTTGTGGAAAGCCCAGCATTGTTTAATGTCGGTCATGTGTCTCCTTATCGGTTGTTATGCGTCCTGCGGTTTACCATGTAAAAGTTACAGGTGGTGTTTGTTTTGCATGGGTGAGTGGAGAGGGATCGGTACAGGAGGAACGTCACCCTCCCCACTCATCTCAACCTACCAGCCTTCAGTCGGGGGGGACTGAAACCTATTCTGGCAGGGAGTCTAACGGGATCGAGCCTTGCGAATGTCAAGACGAGAGTACCCATTTTTTTCAAACGATTCTACTTTTGATGGCTGTACTTCGACCCAGCGTACTTGCCATTGTCCTGTTGAACCGTTTACTCCTAAAAGCCTAGCAGATGCTTCTTCTTTCATCTGTTTAGCGGTTTTTTCCATTCCTCGTGCTTCTGTATACATATCTACCGCTGATACCAATTCGGTATCAATGATGAGTTCTCCGCCGTCATTGGTTTCTAATGCTCCACGGCAAGCGGTGAAGTGGGAGCAGATACGTTCGCATACGGCAGCGGGAATGTCTCTGGAGGCATCTTCGTTGTTTTTGACAGCGTAGATAACGTCCCCTACCCACGAATCAATCTCGTCTGTGAGCATGGGGTCCATCTCTTCAACGAACACAAGGGGTGCTGGTTGTTTGCCTGAGCGATCCAAGTAAACG